GTAAACAAGAAAACGGGGGTGGTGGTACTCAAGAAAATGGTGGAGGCGGCTCTGGTGGCGGCTCTGGTGGTGGTACTGGTGGTGGTACTGGTGGTGGTACTGGTGGTGGTAACGAAGACCCACCTAATGACACACCACAGACACCTGCAACATCTCAAATAAATTTACCAACTATTGCAGCTCAACAAAGAACAGAAAGAATAGCTCAAACTGCTGCAGATGTTCAAGCTGCTTCACAAGGTCAAGTTCCTGAAGCTGCTAAAATACAAGATGCTGTACAAGTTGGTATAGACCCTACAACAGGGCTACCTTTACAGGACCAACAAACTACAACAATGGCAGAGCCTACTGACGTAGGAGTAACAACTGCTCAACAAGTTACAAGAGAAGGTGTAACTACTGGTCAAGTTACAACTGCAAAAACTCCAGAACAAATACAAGCTGCACAAATGACTGCAGCAAAAATTACAGATAACCCTGATGTACAAGCTGCTATAGGTAATCTATCACCTGAATCAATAGCAAAAGTTGAAGAAATTAGAAATTTATCAGGACCTGCAGAAGCTGCAAGAATATCAGAAAGTATTGCAAATGCTGCAAAAGCTAAAGATGTTAATGGCGTGTTATCTGCTGGTGCATTTACTCCTGAAGTTGTAGGAGTAGGTGCTCAAGTATCAGAAACTCCTGATGCTGAAAGACAAACTCGTGAAGCTATTACTGGAGAATCTGCTAGTAGCGAAGCTGCACAGATTATAGGACAAGTAGGTTATGAAGCTGCTAAACAAAGAGCAGTAAAAGGAACTGCTGCTAAAGGTGCTGCTGCATCTATGGTAGCTGAAACAGCTAATATACCAGAACCTATTGCTGCTGCTATTGTAGAAAATCCTGCAACTGTAGAAGCTCAAATAGCTAACGAAGATGTAGAGGTACAAGCTGCTGTTGCTGCTTTACCTACAGAAGCTTTAGTATCATCACAAATGGAAACATTACTTGGTGGTATGGAAGATGGAAATGTACCTACATGGGCTAAACCTGCTGTTGATGTAGTAAATCAAAACATGGCTGCTAGAGGTTTATTACCTTCAACAGTTGGTAGAGATGCATTATTTAACGCTATTATACAAAGTGCTTTACCTATTGCACAAAGTAATGCACAAGCTTTACAAGCTAGAGCAGCTCAAAATTTAAATAACGAACAAGCTGCTAATCTTCAAGAAGCTACACAAGAGCAACAATTAAGATTACAAAATTTATCTAACAGACAAACTGCTGCAAGTCAAACAGCTCAGTTTGCTCAACAGATAGCTGTTCAACAAGGACAATTTAGACAAGAAGCTGTATTAACAACAGCTCAACAGCAACAACAAGTAAGACTACAAAATTTACAAAATAGACAAAACGCTGCTGTTCTTAATGCTCAAAATCAACAAGCTATTAATGCTCAAAATTTAGGCAATGAACAACAAGTTAATTTAGCTGAGTTGCAAATAGAAGCTCAAGTAGAAGGAGCTAATCAAACTTCTGAAAATCAAGAAAGATTAGTAGAAATGCAAGTAGCTGCAGATTTTTTATCTAAAAATGCTGCTTTTAAACAAGATATGGAAAAAGCTAATCTTTCTAACGAACAACAAATAAGACTTGCAAATTTATCAGCACTTAATCAGGCTTCATCACAAAACCTTAGTGCTGCTCAACAAACAGAACTTGCAAATCTTAATAAGCAAATGCAACTTAATATCCGTAATGCTGACTTAGCTCAACAAATGGGATTAGCTCAACTTAATGTTGACCAACAAAAAGCTATGCAAAATGCTTCTGTTGTAGCTAACATGGATATGGCAAACTTTAATGCTGACCAACAAATAGTTTTAGCTAATAGTAAGTTTATGCAAACAGTTGCTATACAAAATATGAATGCAGAACAACAAGCTATTATGCAAAATGCTACAGCTATGGCAAGTTTAGATATGGCTACAGCAGACCAAAGAACTAAGTTATCTATACAGAATGCTCAAAACTTTTTACAAATGGATATGAGTAGTTTAAATAATCAACAACAAGCTAATATGATGAGAGCACAACAAGAGCAACAAAGATTATTATCTAATCAATCTGCTGAAAATGCTGCAAGGCAATTTAATGCTGCTAGTGAAAATCAAACTAATCAGTTTATGGCAAACTTAAATGCACAAATGAGTCAATATAATGCTTCACAAACAAATGCTATGGAACAATTTAATGCTACTCAAGAAAATGCTGCAGAAGCTAGAAGAGCTGGTATAGAAGCAGATATAAATAAATTTAATGCACAGCTTACAACTCAAGTAGACCAGTTTAATTCACAACAAGACTTTGCAAGAAATCAATGGAATGCACAGAATGATGCTGCTGTTGAAGCTTCTAATGTGCAATGGAGAAGACAAGCTAATACAGTTAATACTGCTGCACAAAATCAAATTAATATGCAAAATGCAATGAATGCTTTTGGTATGAGTTCTCAATCAATGTCATTCTTATGGCAAGAGTTAAGAGACCAAGCAGACTTTGATTTTAGAGCTTTTGAAAACGAAGAAACTAGAGCTGCTCAAATATTATCAACAGCGATTGCTAATGAAGGTAAGGCTGGACAAACATATGATGATAAAGTTTTATTTTTAATACAAGCACTTGCTAATAGTTTTTCATAAGGAGAATATAATGGGTAAATTAAGAAAAATAGGTAAAAAAATTAAAAAAGGTGTAAAAAATGTTCTTAGTAAAGCTGGAAAATTTTTTGATAAACTAGGACCAATAGGTTCTGTAGCTTTAATGATAGCTGCTCCTTATGCTGCTAATGCTATGTTTGGTACATCTTTTAAAACTGTAGGAAGTATGTTTGGTAAGGGGGCTGGAAAAACTGCTGCTAAAACAGCAACTGAAGAAGTTGTAAAAGAAGGAATCAAAGAAACTGTTACAGAGGGAGCAGTACAAGCATCTAATAAAATTATAGGTGAGACTGTAGTTACAGCACCAAAAATATCTAGTGCAGCAGGTAATATGGCTAACACACTTTTAAGCGATACAAATATTACATCTTCTAATTTAAGTGAAGCTATGTCTGCAACTTTAGATGCTGGTAAAGCAGCTTCAAAAACAACAAAATTAGGTCAAACATTTAATGTAACAGGTGGTCCGGTAAAAGAATGGTTTGGTGATGTTGGTACAGCTTTAAAAAATCATTACACAGGTTTATTTACACCAGAAAATTTAAAAGAAGGAACTGTTAATTTAGCTACAGGTTTAGTAGAAGGTGCTGTTATACAAGGTATTATGGGTGGAGAAGATTCTGCAATGATGCCTAGAGCTGGTATAGTATCACCTATGGTAAATCAAGAACAAGCTCAAACTGCTTACATGCAAGATATAGCACCTATGATGGCTAATGCTACTATGAAATCTTTACCATCTAATTATAATGCTTTTTCTAATCAGTCTTTATATAGTAATAGTAGTCCTGATTTTATAAAAGCATTTAGTATGCCTTTATTTGAACAAAATATATTACCATTACCGAGAGTATAATATGAGAATAGAATCCAACGAAGATAAAATATTAAGAGAAGAAAAAGGATTAGATTTAATTACTAATAATTTTAATAGACCTATTCCGGGTCAAAGTCTAACTAACTCTCCTAATACTCCATATAACTGGGAAAAACCTTCAGAGTTTAATACTGTAAAAGATTGTCTTATGTATATCTTTGATAATCTTTTAGAAGAAGAAGCGTTTGAAAATTTAACTACTGCCTTAGATAATGAAGTTCCTATTTTAGATTTAGCTTCTGCTATTTTATATACTGGATTTTTAGAAGGTAAATGGAATGCAGATTTAATGTTATTGTTATTAGAACCTTTAACTTATATGATTATGTCTATGGGTGAAATGTACGGATTAGAATCTGATGAGATGGTAATAAGTGTAGATGATAATCCTGCAGTAGATGACCCTGAAGTACAATTAAGCACATTTAAACAAGCTATGGAAAAAGCTAAATTATCTACAGTTGAAAAAGATTTTAAAAAAGAAAATGTATTACCAGAAGAAATTAAAGAAAGACTAGATGAAGTACCACCTAGTCCAAGTTTGTTAGCAAGACAAGAAGGAGAATAAGATGAGAAGTTTACTAGATTATTTTAATCCAGACCAAGGAAGCTTTAGAGATATAGCTAGTAATTATTTTAGTGGTAGAAAAAAATCACAAAAATCTGGTAACAAATATTTATTAGGTGCACTTTTATTAGGTTTAGGAGATATAAGAGCTCAAAAGAAAGCACAAACAAAGTATGATGAGTTTCAAAGACTAGATACTGTTAATAGAGCTAAAGCTAAAAAAGAGTTTGAAGACTATACAAACTTTTTTGCTACTCACAAAACTTACACTAAAGATGGTCAACAGTCTTGGGAAGAAGGATTAAGAAGAGATATTGTTGCTAAAAATGGTACACTAAGAGAAGATAAAATTTTAGATATTTATAATACAGAAGCAAATTTATATGAAAAAAAATTAAATAAATTTTCAAAAGGTAAGTTTGAAGAAGGTCTTAAACAAGAAAAAACTTATGAAGAACTTCTTGCTCCTTATGAAAAAATATCTGCAAATGTAAAAAGAAAATTAAATCCAGATAACGCTAAGTTTTTAAAGAATGTTTTTGGAGATGCTTTTGGTATTAAAGAAGATGCTGATAATATTCTTGATACATTTAAAACAGAATCAAATAATTATATTAATTCTTTTAATACAGCAGTATCTAATGTTCAAAAAACTTATGGGTTTCAAATGGATGAATATTTATCTGATGCTCAACAATTATTAAATAAAAAGAATGAAGTTCAAAATGAAATATCAAAAATTAATTCAAGAAATGAAGTTATTCCTACTGATTTAATTTTACAAGCTCATGCTGTAGGTATTAATCCTTCAGGCTATAAACATTTAGATAATTTAGCTAAAGAAAATACAACTAAGTTTGTAGAAGCTATAGAAGCTAAACGAGCTTTAAATAAATATGGTATTGAAAATAGTGAAATATATTTAACTCCTAGTCAACAAGAAATTATATCTGTTGTCATGCCTAGCACTAGAGAAGAAATAAATACAAGAGAGCAAATTGAAGATGAAAACAATAGAGCTAGAGTAACAGTGAGTATTAAAAATAATATCTCTAGATTAGAAGGTTCTCAAAATCCAGATGATAAACAAAGAGCTGCATTTTTACAAAGACTGTCTGGTGATTTTATTATAAATAATAAAAATCAAGATGCTTCAACAGAGGGAAGTGCTTTATTTGTAGATAATGTAATTAAAGGAGCTGTTGAATTACAAAGAATTAATCCTGCTGAATATACAGATGATTTTGATAAAGCTTTAAAAGATTCTTTTCAACTACAAGAACTTGGAGTTACTTCAAAAAAACAAGGTAGAACTCGTTTTGGAGGAAACTTAGCATCAACTGAATATGTTAATCCTAAAGTTTTAAATATGCCTATAGTTCCTGAAACAGCAAATATGTTTGCAAGAAATTTAAATGATTATGGTTATCTACAAAGAGAAATAGAAGATGATACTGGTAAGAATGGTATGAAAATAGATGAAAATAATAAATCTTTAGAAGGTAAAACATTAACATTCTCTGGAACAGATAGAAATAATACTCCATTTCAAGTTAATTTAGTATTAGAAAAAGTTAAAGATAAAAATGATAACGATATATTAAACTGGGTAGTTATTAATTAATTATGGCTGTCAAAAGTGTACAAGACTTTTTAAAAGGGTCAACTTCAAATGTGGCTGGGTCATTTAATCAAATTCAAAATCCTTTTATTCCACAACAACAAACTCTACAAGACTTAAGAGAAGATGAAAAGTTTGCTACAACTGCAGAAAGATTTTTATCTTCGTTAGGAAAGGGTAAAACACCTGATGAGTTGTTTTCATATTTTAGAGGTGCAGATTTTAATTTATATGATGCCACTAAATCTTATATAGATAGTAGAAATTTTTCTGAACAACAAAAACAAGACTATTTATATTTAAGAAATAAATTTGATAATGCTGATATAGGTGGATTAAAAGAAAGACTTTCTGTTACTAAAGATATAGCTGGTGAAATGTTATCTGACCCTACATTTGCAGCTAGTGTTTTACTTATACCTTGGACTGGTGGATTATCATTAGCCGGTAGAATGGCATCAGCTAAAGCAACTCAAGCTGGATTAAAAAAATTAGCTGGTCAACAAATAACTAAAAATTTAAATCAAGTAGGTACAAAGATACCTTTTCAAAAATTAAAAAGTCCTTTAACTAAAAAACAAACAGGTGCTATATTAGCAACTGAAGGTTTTACTTATGGTTCTATTGATGAATATATGCGACAAGGTGTAGAAATAGAAACAGACCAAAGAGCATTTAGAGATACAGGAGCAGTATTAAGAGCAGGTGCAATAACAGGAGCAGGTGCAACTGGATTATATGGATTAGGATTAGCTGCATCTAGATTACCAAAATTTCAAAGAGCTTTACAAGATAGAAGAATAGATAGAATAGATAATAATGATAATTATAAAGCTGATTTAGTAGATAAAGGTAGTGAGTTTTTAGACAAAACTACAGACTTTACTGCTAAATTATTTAGTTTATTTACAAAGCCTACAAGTAGATTTATTGGTAGAATGAAAAAATCTAAAACACTTGAAGAACTTGTTAAAATATTTAGATACGATGCAGACAAAAGATTTGTTGCAAGTGAGCTAGGTAAACAAGAAAGATTAATTTATAGTTTTAATGAAGAGTTACAAGATTTATTAGGTGATTATAATGAAGAATTATTTGATATTATTAATCCATTAAAAACTAGAGGAACATTTAAAGTTCCAGCTATAGGTTCAAGAGATGCTTTTTTTAAACTTCCATTTGGACAAAGAGCTAAAACAAAATTAACTAAAGAAGCTAAAACAATATTTGGTAATCCTAAAAAAATACAAAGACTTGACCCAGAAGTTAATGATGATTTATTTTATTATCTAAATACAGAAAAAACTACTAAGATAGTTAATGGTAAAGAAGTTCCATTAAATAAACAAGTTGTTCAAGTAGGGAAAAAACTTAGAGGTTTATTAGATAAAGTTAGAAATAAAGCACAAAGAGAAGGTGTAGATATATATAGAAGAGATAATTATTTTCCTAGAAAATATATTGTAGCAGAACTTCAAGATGAACTTATAAATCCCGGAACTCTTACTGAAGAAATAATGAGGACACAAAATGTAAGTCAATCTAAAGCTTTAGAACTTATTCAAGACATGATAGATAATAGAACTTTTGTTGGTGCTTCTATAATGGATGTAGCTATAGATACTGATTCTATTACTAGATTACCCGGATTAAGTAAAGAAAGATTTTTTTCTGATATTGATGATGTTAAAATTTCAAAATATTTAGATACAGATATAGAAACTGTTTTAGCTGATTACATTCATCAATCAACTGCTTTAATAGCTAGAAAAAAATATTTTGGTATTAATGTAAATGAATTTAAAGAAAGATATATAGATAAAATTCAAGCAGAACTTGGAGCTGGTAATAGATTAAATACTAAAGAAATAGAAAATTTAATTAATATGTATAAAGTAACTACGGGTCAACAAGACCCAATAAAAACTGCTTGGGTGAGAGCTGCACTAGATGGTGTTACAGTAGTAAATCAAATGGCTTTATTACCTTTTGCTACTATTACAAGTTTATCTGAAATAGCTGTTCCTATATTAAAAGGTGCTGGTAAAAAAGGAATACAAAAAGGTAAAGGAGAAGCTGAAGTTGGTGCAGGTGGTATTAGAACTATGTTTCAAACTATAAAAGATTATGGAAAATTTTGGTGGAATGACATTGTTCAAGCTGAAGCTGATGTTCGTAGTAAATCTTTACGAGAATTAAACAGATTAAATAGAGCAATGACTACTGCTGGACAAGATAGAGCTTTAGCTATGTTTGGTCAAGGTATAACTCAAAAAGCTACTCAAGCACAAAATGTATTTTTTAAATACAACTTATTACATGATTGGACTAGATTTGTACAACTTACAAGTTATGAAGTAGGTAAGTCTAAAATATATGAAAACCTTTATAGTTTAGCAAATAAAAAATTATCTAAAACACAAAAGTTAAGATTGCAAGATGAATTAAATGAGTTAGGTGTTAATATAGAGGCTGGTATTAAATGGGTTAAAGATGGTGCAAATCCTCGTGGTATTTTTTATAAAAAGAATTTTACTAAAAGTGCAGCAAGATATGTAGATGAAGTTGTTATGAATCCTACTGCTGCTTCTAATCAAAAACCTTTGTTACACAGTTATTTATTATCAAGAGCTTTGTTTGGTTTAATGGGATTCCCTACTGCATTTAGTAATACTGTATTAAAAAATGGTATAAGAGATATAACTAGAGATGTAAGACAATTTAGTAGAGGTAGATTTACAACTCCCGGAATAGCTAGAGTTGCTTCAGGTGTTATTGCTATGACAGCTATTGGAGCTTTTGGTAATATAATTAGAACTGGTGGTAAAGAATTAGACAAACTAGAAGAAGGAGAAATTAGTTTAGAAGAATTTATTGGTAATGCTTCTAGGAGAACTGGACTTTGGGGTCCATTAGAACAATATGCTAGAATAGAAGATAATAGAAGATATAGAACTTTACCAGATTCTGTGCTTAGAAATTTAGCTGGTCCTGTTATAGGTGATATTTTTGATGTTGTTGATAGAAGTGGTAGAACATCATTACAAATTGCTGTATCTAAGATACCCGGAGTTACAGTATTAAGAGCTACTAATCCTGAAGCTTATGAAGATTTAATGCAATGGGCTAGAGAAAATGATAAATTTCAACCAACATTTGAACCTGAAGAGGATAAAGATAAACCAGAAAGACCTAGACCAGCTTTTCAGTTAGGAGGTTTAGTAGATGAATATCAATATTATAGTCAGTTATCTGAAGAGATGCCTCAAGCTATAGAAGAAACTAAAAAGTTTTTATCTGATAGAGAAGAAAAAAGAATTGAATCAAGTAAAAAAGTTTTAGAAGGAGTTAAGAAAGGAGATTACAGAGAAGCTTTTGAAGCTTACGAAACTTTACCAATAGGACAACAAATAGCAGGTTATATTCCTCCTGTAACTAATTTTCCTTTATCTTTAACTGGTGCTGCAGTTTATACTGAAAAAGCTAAACCTAGAATGAAAACTGTTGGAGAATATTTAAAAGGTGTAAATCCAACTAGCCCTGTTCCTAATTTACCTTTTACTGTAGAAGACCCTTTATCTGCTGGTATTGCTGTTGCTGAAGGACTTGGTGCTATACCTTTAATAGGTGCAGTTCCTAAACTAACTGCAAAAGGTTTAAAAACAATCAGAGCTAGAAGAGGCGATGATACTATGGGAGGTGGTGGAAACCTAGTTCCTAATATAAAAGTTAAAGTAGATGAAGCTGGTTTTACTTCTAATATAGAAGAAGTAGCTATTAATAATTTAAAACAACATAAAAATGCACAATCTTTAGTAAATTTTTTACAAAGCCCTAGAAGAGGATTTAAAAAACAAGAGTTAGAGTTTATAGATTTAAATAAACTACAAATAACAGAAGACACAACACCTAATGATGTAATACAATATATTCAAGAAAATAAACCTCAATTAAGTAGAGTAGTAAGAACAGAGTCTCCTACTCTTACATCAGGAAAACAAGATAATGTTCAAAATTATTTAAGCCTTGATGAACCTATGACAAGACAATTTTTAAATGAAGAAATTGAATATGCAGCTAGAACAGAAATAGACATGCGAGATGCAGGTAATGAAGCTTATCGAGGTGCTACAGATGAAGAGATAATTGAAGCTATAACTAAATCACGAGAACAAGAAGGTTACGAATATTTAAGTGGTAATATAGAAGGAACTGACTTTGCTTTATTTGGTAATCAAGTTGAAGGTTATCAAGCTACTATAGGAGTTGGAGATAATAGAACATTTCTTACGGATGATTTTGTAGCTAAAGATGAAGGTTTAGTTAAATTAAATGCTTATTTAACTGAACAAGGTTTACTTACTAAAAATATAAAAATTAATCCGGCTGAAAAAATTAGAGGTCAAGAAGGTGTTCCTGATACTTTATTTACAGGCGAAGATACTTTACCTACAGAATATAGTAACTTTAATAGTTTAAAATTATCGGCTGGTGGTAGTGATGAGTATAGAGAAATACAATTATATTTAGAAAATCCAAAAGAAATAGATTATAATCCAGCGTTTGTTGAATCAATAAGAGCACATTATCCAGATACTAAAGGTGTTAATGAATTATTACATTATAGAGTTAGTAATAGAATAGATACAGATGGTAAAAAAGTTTTATATGTAGATGAAATACAATCAGATGTACATCAATTAGGTGATAAATATGGATATATATCAGATGTAGATAAGCCCGGAATAGTTCCTGATTTTCCTTATAAAGATTTAGCATGGGTAGAAGTAGCTGTAAAAGATGCAATTCAATTAGCTATTAAAGATGGTGGATTTGATAGAATATCTTTTGCTGACCCTTTAACACAATTAATAAGAAATAAGAAAAAATCTAATTATATAAATAATTTTCACATAAATCGTGCAGGAGAAAGATTTACATTAAAAGTAGATGGTTTAAATAAATATAAATTATTTAATCCAGAAAATCCTCTTAAATTAAAATCTCAAGATGAATTATTTAATACACCTCCTGACCATCTTGATGGTTATGCTTTAGCAAATGAAATAGAGCTTGTTGACCAAATGATTAGAGAATTAGGGTTTAGCAAACAACTTCCAGAAGATAGTGCAGACTTTTTAATGTTCAATAGTTCTAACCCAGAAGATTTTTATATTAAATTTATTAAAGATAATAATATAACAGAACTGGATAATATTTTTGATAAATTAGATAATGTGGTTTCTGCTGGACCTCAAAGTCCAGTTCTTTCTCCTGATAATACTTTAGTAATAGATGTAAATAGATTAGCTTTAGGAGAAGGTAAAAAGTTTATAGATATTTATGGAAATTTAATACCAAAAGCTTTGAAAAAAATAGGTAGAGAACAGTATAATATAGAACCTAAAACAAATAAAATTTTACTTGATGAAACAGACAAGACTGTAACTTCAGATGAAGTTTATCAAGCCTTTCAACAAAGAGCAAAAGAACTACGTCTATTTAAAACTCGTTTAGCTTCACCTATTGAAATAAATGATAAATTTATTGAACCTAAAAAGTTAAAAACTATTTCATTAGATATATCACCTCAAATTAAAAAGTCATTTAAATTATTTGCTAAAGGTGGTCTGGTAGTCGGTGAAGATAATGTTCCTTTTACTAAAGAAGACCCAGCAGATAGAGTAGACCCTTTTACTGGTAGTCCATATAAATCTCAAATGGAGGAATTAGGATTATGAATATAGAACTATGCAAACAAGAAATAACTAGACATGAAGGTAAAGTGTTAGAAATATATGAAGATAGTTTAGGCTATAAAACTTTAGGTATTGGACATCTTTGTCAGCCTGAAGACCCTGAGTATGATTGGAAAGTAGGAACTAAAGTTTCTGAAGAAGTTGTTAATATGTATTTTGAAAATGATTTCTACAAACATTTAGCAGAAACTATACATGTCTTTGGAACAGAAGAAGCATTTTATAATTTACCAGAACCTATTCAAAGAGTATTAGTTAATATGTGTTTTAATTTAGGTGGTACAAGATTATCTAAATTTAAAAATATGTTAGTAGCTTGTAGGTCTCATAATTGGCAAGAGATGGCTAGACAAATGCAAGATAGTCGTTGGTATTATCAAGTAGGTAGAAGAAGTCAAGAGTTACAAAAAATGGTTTTAGAATGCTGCTCTACTTAGAAAAAGATTTAGATAGAGCATATAGATTAGACTGTAAAGCTAGAAGTAAATGTGATGAACCTTGGATAACTAGAGAACAATTTAGAAGTTTATACGAAGATTTAATTAATTTACATTTACAAAAAGCTGAACAAGAAGATATATTAATAGATGATGTTCCTGAATGGGTTCTTGATTCAATAGATACAATGTTAGAAACTACATTAACTTTAAACAGAGAATAATATAATGGGATTTCCATTTGAAATAATAACTATGTTAGCATCTACTGTATTAGGTGGATTAATGAGTGTGTGGGCAGAAAGTAGAAAGGCTAAAGCTGAAGCACAAAAATTATTAATAGCTCGTGGTGAGTTTGAAATGAAAGCTAGAAAGCAATCTATTCAAGCTGGATTAGCAGATAAAGGATTTGCTTGGACTAGAAGAATTATAGCACTAACATCTATATTTGCTATAGTTGTATTTCCTAAATTAGTCGCTGTATATTATCCTGATGTAGCTGTTACAATAGGATATACAAGTTGGAGTCCGGGATTTTTATTTTTTAAAGAAGGAAGAGAAGTTTTTGAGTGGATAACATTTCAAGGCTTAGTAATAACACAGCTTGATACTAATTTAGTGTCAGCTATAATAGGCATGTACTTCGGTGGAAGTCTAGCTAAAGGAAAATAATATGAATAATATGATGGGTGGATTTAGTGGAGACATGGATAGAAATGAGGTAGAAATAGACCTTAATAAATTCATGCAGTTACTCCAAGAAAAGTCAGAATTAAAAGATAGAATAAGAGAATTAGAGGATGAAAAGAATGATAATCCTTATCAACGATGGATATTTGTTGCACAAGCAATAGATAGTTGGAGACTTATACCTAGAGCTTTTCTTAGTGTGTATATGTATCTTTTATACTATGTAGTATTTTGGTATATGGCATTACCAGAACCAAGTATGGAACAATCAGGTTTAATATCTGTTGTTGTTGGAGCTGGAGCAGCTTGGTTTGGTTTATATACTTCTACTTCAAAATCTAATAAAGACTTTAGTAAAAAATAAATGAACGCTAATCAATGGTTAAATTTATTAGAAACTGTAGGTATTCCTGCAGCCTTTGCAATAGCAGCAGGTTTTTTAGTTTGGAAATTATTTAATCATTTAATAGCAGATGTGCATAAAAAATTAGATACGCAACACGGAATGATAGTTGCATTGATAGATAGAATAAGACAAATAGATAATGATATAATAAGAATAGATACTATGTGCAGAACAGCTATGGGAGTTCCTGTAGATGTGGATAGATTAGCAAGAGCAGATGGTAAAAAAGACCAAAGAAAAGATTGATAGAAAAATATTACAAGTAGTAAATCTTTCTCCTAGTGAATCTTGGGTAGAAAAAATTGTAGATGTTCATCCTATGAAACAAATTACAATAGCTTCTATAATTCAAGTAACTATGTTTGGATTTATGCTTTTTATATTTTGGATAAACTCAAGGATATTTTAATATGAAACTAAAACCAACATTTAATGGTAAAATAACTGACAGAAACTGTAAATTTTGCATGTTCTTTTGGACTATTCTTATTATGTTTTGGTCAATTAATAATATAGCAGATGAGATGGTGCATAAATTTAAAAACCCTAGTTTTAATGGTGAAGGAACTTCTGCACATTATCTTACTATAGAAAATCAAGAGTTTAATAGAAAAATGAGCATCAAAGAAGAACTCAAAGCTTTACAAGACCAAATTAAAAGAGACAAAGAAAACACAACACTTGCAAGATTTATAAGAAATTTAGAATCTAGAATATACGCACAGCTATCAAGACAGTTAGTAGAAAACTTGTTTGGAGAAACTCCTAGTGATAGTGGTACACTAACTTTGGAAGGCAATACTATAGACTATAGTGTTGAAGATGGAATAATAACTTTAAAAATTACAGATAGCGATGGGAATACGACAATTATTAG